GGTTAGAACAGATTGCAGACATAAGAGCAACGGCGCCGCCGAGTGCCAGGTTTGGCATCTCACGCTCACTGAATTGCTCAGTAAGGGACATAATGCTGCCCATCACGCCGGTTGGACGAGGAAACTCAAGAGCGCGGTAAACAGGTGCCGTAGGTAAGGTGTCGTCAATGATAACGACCTGACTCTCTTCGCCAAGCGAGGCGACACCAGAGCGAATGAGCGAGCGCGTGACATTAGAAACGAACTCCCAAGCGTTAGTGCGCGCTTCGTTTTCGTCTTTGGCCCTATAGCCCTCACTGTGATCAGTGAAGAGTCGTGGGGTATGAAAGCGAAGATCCCAGTTGTAAACCTCGTCTACGATTGCGCGCTCACTCTCTCCGCGAGAGCGCATTGAGGTGACAATATCAACGAGCTTATTGTTACGGCCAGTAGGCGAAATATGCACGCGCTTTGAGACGTGTGCAAGAAAACTCAAGTCGAGATCAGGCAAGTCATCTTTGTCGATTGTCTCAAGTGTATCTGGAGAAATCCAAGTGTATTGAGTGCCGCTTGGGTGGATTGATGGTGGGAGGACTACCTGTCTTCCGTTCGAAAGAATGTCAATCTGAGGGATGGACTGCGAGGTAATGTCTGGCCGCCACTTAAAAAATCTCACCTCGCCCTTTGCTCCGCGGCGAACAACAGGAGATTGAGGGCAAGCATTGAGGATACTTTTATCATCTGAGTCAATATCAAGCGCCACGACACCGGATGCAGGGCCACAGGCAAGCCCGATGTTATAGTTTCCTCTATCCCACAGCGCTGCTTGTTCGGGCGTGGGAAGTCGCTCACAGAACTTTTGCCACGCTGCGATTGCTGGATTCTTGCCTTTAAGGTAAACGGGGATCACTGAAAAACCGCGCTCGAGGTATCGGGTGAAATGCACACTGACTCCTTTTTCTTAATGATGGATCATCCTAAAGTAATGCTTGTCAAATTGACAATAAACAACGCCATACAGAAGTATTGTCACAATGCAACTAGTGCGATATTAATCGCCCACGCTAACAAAAGGGGCCATCATGAAAATACAATCAACCAAAAGCTATTCAGAGGACAAATTAAAGATACTCGTCTTTGGTGAACCTGGAGCAGGCAAGACGACGCTTGCCAAAACGATAGGCGAGCCAACACTCATTATCAGTGCCGAAGCCGGACTACTTTGCCTTAACGGCGAAGACATTGACGTGATCGACATAACTCAAGATGACGAGGGGCGAGTCATTCCAAAAGAGAAGAGAATAGCAAGGCTAGGTGAAGCATATCAGTATCTACTCACTGAAGAGTGTCGCAATAAATACAAGTGGGTTTTCATCGACTCGCTCACAGAAATATCGCAAAACTTAATGGAGCAGCTTTACCTAGAGTTTCCTGATCGCAAAGACTCTCTAGTTATGTATGGAGAAAACGGCAAGCGAATGAGATCGCTCATCAAGTCATTCAGAGATATTCCATACTACAACGTCGTCATGACCGCGCTCTCATCGGTAGATAAGGATGAAAACAATGTCCGTATCACCGGCGTCTCCATGGTGGGCAATATCAGTGAGAAAGTTCCAGCGTTCTTTGATGAAGTGTTCTACTTGGCGACAATCCAAAACCAAGAGACAGGTAATGTTGATCGTGTTTTGGTTACCGGTAAGAGCGACCGAGTGATGGCCAAAGACAGATCGGGCAAGCTAGATAAAATTGAGAAACCAAGCCTTGCGCATATTGCGAGCAAAATAAAAGGGGAAAAACATGATTGATTTAACTGGAGTAAAACTTGAGTCTGAACTACTCGAACCAGGTGAGTATGTTGTAGTGGCCGAAGATGCGGAGATCAAAAGCACCAAGTCAGGCGACGGAGAGTATATCAACGTGCGCTTTAAAGTTGCCGAAGGGCCAAGAGCCGGCAAGGTTGTGTATCAGATGTTCAACATCAAAAACCCAAACGATAAGGCCGTAACTATCGGTATGCAACAGCTGAAGTCTTTCATGCTTGCCGCTGGATTTGATTCGTTTGTGATTAAAAACGTCACTGACCTCTGTGGAGCTAAGGCGATCGCCAAAGTGAAGACAAAAACCGACGAGTATGGGGAGAAGAATGTTATTGCTGGATTCAAGGAATATAAAGCATCCGCTGCTGCCATTGCTGCGGCCAAAGATATTCCTTTCTAGCATCAAGTCATGACTCTTAGGCTTCGTGAGTATCAGCGTGAAGCAATTGAGGCGGTTTGGGAGCGGATTAAAACGCACCAGACCGCTTTGGTTGTCGCCTCCACTGGACTCGGGAAAACCGAGATACTCATGGGCCTAATTGAAAAATCAATCAATCTATTCCCACAGTTTAGGTGTATATTTCTAGTCAACAAGATTAACCTGCTAGAGCAAACGGTTAGACGACTATCAGAAAAGCTACCCGGCGTTCCCATTGGGGCGTGGTACGGACAGAAAAGAACTCTCCACACCATCACCGTCGCAACCATCCAATCAATCCACAAACTCGACCTTAGTGTGAATATGTTAATCCTAGACGAGTGTCACAACGTTAATCAGAACGATGGACGCTACTCTGAATTTATCGCTCGCTCGTCTGCTGCTAACCCAAAACTCAAAATTGTCGCTGTGACAGCAACGCCGTTTCGCGCCGATGGCATGATTTACGGCGAGGGGAAGCTGTTTTCTGAGGTGACATTCGATCGCGGACTGTTGTGGGCGCAGCGTGAGGGTTATCTTGTCAGAGCGAAGCTCAAGCACTCCCCAGAGAAGTTTGATGTGTCAGGCCTTCGGATCAGGATGGGAGAGTATCTGGCCAGCGACGTGGCAAGGCTTACGTCTGACGAGACGAAACTATTAAAGCAGATTGAAGACGCTCTTCCTCAACTTGAGGGGAGAAAAAGAGTTGTTTGGGCAACTAGCTCCATTGCTCACTGTGAACTTGTCGCCTCGCGCCTGCGTATTGTTGGCGAAACGGTTGAGGTTGTTCACTCTAAGCAGAAATCAGAAGAGTCGATTGAGTCAATTAGGCGATTTGAGTCTGGAGAGTCGAGGCACTTGGTGTTTGTGTCAATTGTTTCTGAAGGCTATGACCATCCACCGATTGATGCGGTTGTGATTATGCGCCCAACGCGCTCACCAGTGCTGTATGTTCAAACGGTGGGGCGAGGGCTTAGGCCGTGTTATGAGCCAGGGATGCCGTTAGGTACGGCCGACGAGCGACTTGCGGCCATAGAAGCAAGCAATAAGCGTGACTGTCTTGTGCTTGATTATGGCGGCGTGATTGAGAATCTCGGCCCTTTGCACGCACCTCGCGTGAGAGAAAAGAACTCAAGCAAGGGGGCGACAAGAGAGATTCTCATGAAGTTCTGTCCGTCGTGTCTTGAGTATTGCGAGATTCACGTCAAACAGTGCCCTGCGTGTGAGCACTCGTTTGTTACCGCAATGCGGGAAGCCAGTTTAAAAAACCTTGAGAAGAGAAGTTTTCGAGGAGAGATTGATGGTAGCACTGAACATCGAGTGCTTGGCGTTAAGGTACTAGAGCATAAGTCAAAATCTGGCCGTAACTGCGTGAGGCTTGATTATACGCTATCTGGACTTTTCCCGCGACACGTTTCGGAGTATTTCGTAAAGGATATGGCGTTTTCGTTTACTCGACTCAGATCAAGACTATCGGTTTTTGGTATTAACCACTTCAGCGACAAAACAATCGGCACAACGCTACTTTGCAGCGACAAGCATATCGTGATAAAAATTTTTAAAAACGAAAAGGGCTATCACGAGGTCAAGTCGCTTGAATCAAGAGACAATCATTCAGAATGAAATTCTTGACTTCCTAAACCGCAACGGAGTGTTTGCTTTTCGAGTTAACAGCGCCGGCATCTATGACGCATCATCTGGCGCGTATCGCAATCCAGGGAAGTTTTCAATCAGAGGCGTTTCAGACATTATTGGCATCTTGCCCGATGGGCGCGCTTTGTTCGTTGAGGTAAAAACAGCGACAGGGAAAATGTCAAAAGAGCAGAAAGTTTTCATAGATAAAGTGAACCGTTGCCACGCTGTTGGTTTGCGTGCTATCTCAGCATCACACTTGTATGAACAGCTAAGGGGGCACGGCTATGAACTGCGACTGGACGGGAGAAACGCAAGCAAAACAGAAATGGCATGAATGGCGAGGCAAGGGGCTTGGATCAAGCGACGCGCCGGTGCTTATGGGCGTGAGTCCTTGGAAGAGTGTTTTTAAACTGTGGCTTGAGAAAACGGGCCAAGAAGAAAGCTCTTTCAAGGGCAATTGGGCCACTGAGCGTGGCACTCGACTTGAACCAATGGTTCGGGATAAGTACAACGAAGCAACTGGGGCGAATATGAGGCCCGAAAACCTAGAGTCGCCCGAAAATCCAGTTTGGCGCGCAAGCTTTGATGGCATAGATCACGATTTAAAAAAAGTTATCGAGATCAAGTGCCCATCATCAGAAGATCATCAAAAGGCGTTAGATGGGCAAGTGCCAGAGAAGTATTATCCTCAGTGCCAATGGCTTTTGATGGTGAGCGGATATGATC